CAATAATACAACAACAGCGAAGAGAACAACAACATGTCATCAACAGAAAATCAAAATGAGCCAGCACATACATCTACTAAGAAACGAAGTGCTTTCACCCGTGCTGCTGCTGCTGCAAAGACTTTAAAGCAAAAATTGTACTATTATGTGAATTATGCATCTTTTGCAACGGCATATCTTATTTATATTGGGAAACAAGATCGTTTACTTGATCTATTCAAATTTCTGCTGCTATCCGTTCATCCAAAAGCAGACTTGTATTTCTTTTACATTTCATTCGCCATAGTCGCTCTCATCCTTACTTCGACCGCGTTATCCGAATTTAAGAAAGCTATTCTCATCATGAACAAGATTCGTAAAGAACTTTCTGAGAATAAAGAATTAAGGGAACTCATGGAAAATGATAAAAGTGACCAAGAAAGAATTATAAATTTAACCATCGAGAGTCTGAAAGTTATTACGAATGAAAAAAATTTGAACGTTCCTTCTAAAGAGCTAGAATCCTACATTAGATTCTTGGTACCCAAAATCAAAGCGATCAAAAATTTCAAAAAATTCACAAAAGCAAATTTTATGAAACTCTTTCGTCCACTTCAAATTCTGACTTCTAGAAAGAAGAAAGTAGAAGAAAGTAGAAGAAGTGACAGTTGAGCAAGACAGCTGAGTAAGAAACAAATTAATAAAGATGGTTCATTGTTTCGAAGAGTGATTCAGTATTCAAGATACTATGATGTGTGAACGAAATTGTTGAGAGAAACGCTCCCAACTGAGTTTGAATACATAAAAAAAATATGGTCTAAAATAAATAAGTAGGAAGAGTGTTCAGTAAGCCACGCTTAATGACCACGAGAAATCGAAAAAGAAGAGTGAATGTGCTGAGTGCGAACGACACAATGATCACGGATTCTGCAAAGATAGCTCAAAGACGGTTCCTGTTGCTGAAACGCGTTTTGAGCACGGTGAATGTTGAATTCGAGCAGCCTTTTCGCATCAGCGATCTCTTGTACCGCGCAGTGTCACGAGAGACGCTCATAGACGCATACAACGTGCAGCGGCTGCAAACTCTGAAACCGCTCCTGAAAACAGTTTTCAGCACAGATAAGCTTACCTGTCTTCACAACGATTCAGTTCAAAAACAAAAACAGCCCGGAATAAATATGATTCGACAGCTTCTGAAACTTTTTGATTTGACTCTGAAACCCAATACGGTAACAATCGGGTACGAGAAGCAGACCGGTGCGAAAATATCACGCAGATTCTTCACGATCGTTCCTTTTCACAACTTCTCCTGTTGATTCTTCTTGTGCTTCTTCTTTTTCTGAGGATCCTGCTGTTGCACTCTTTCTCTCTTTCCCTCGCATGAAAGCTTTGTGAAAAACGATTCTCTTTTCGAAGAAAGTGCGTTTCACGTTGACCATACATTGGTTGAAATATTTTAATAGAAATTTGCCATTCGTATGTTTCAGCAACATTGCTATCTTTCCACGTGGTGCAGACATGTTCTTCGATAGTTTTATTTCATGGCAGTACCAAATCATACATGGAAGACTTACGAATTCCAGATCATCCATGTTGAGAATCTGGAATTGACTGTTAATATGTAACCAACGCAACATAGAATCTATCCATATCTTTACATAGAAAGAATCTTCAATCTGTAACCTAGCTAGATTCACAACTAGCAATTCTCGCAAATCTCCATTAAATTCAATTTGATCTTTAGAAGCAGAATGTAATATCTTTTCCACGAGATTTTGATTATTATCATTCGTAGTACTACTATTCCTATGACTTTCTGAAGGAGTCTTTCGTTTTGAAGATAAAAGTACTATTCTTCGCAGATCATCAGCAATCACATCCATTTTTTATCCGTTCTGTCTGACTGTTTGATAAGTGCTGAAAAAAAATGCAGAAAGCTTTATACGTCTATTTGGATGTGGCAGTCTTTCCAGTGGCGCTGGATGATGCAGCACTCTTCGCACGCGGTTTTTTCGCCTTGGAGGTGAAGTTCTTCTCCATTTCTGATTTCTCAATCTCAACCGCTTCCAACTTTTTGGAAAGAGAAGATCGGTAGCTTTCCTCGAAAGAAACGATTTCTTCAAACCAAATTTTTTCAATGTTCTTTGCTTCAAGCTCGACAATCATCTCTTCTTTGCTTTGCAACTGCTTCTTCAATGCTTCGAGTGTATCCACGGACAAACTCTGCACGGGCATGTTCAAAAGATAGGAATACGACGCTTTGGAATCGGACTGTGCGCCCTTCGCCGACGAAAACATGGGAAATCCAAGAGATTCTAAATCTTGATTGAGTTGCTCTGAAGTTCGTTTTACGATCGGAATGGTGTCATCCACGATTCCTTGCACGAAACGAACTTTTGCACTGAGAACAGCTAGTTCTCCTCGAAGATCTTGAAGCTGGTGGGATTTTCTCTGGGAATAGAACTCCAATCGAGAATGGAAAAACTCTTCCATGATATCCGAAACGTTGCTGTATTTTCGAATCAAATCATTCTTGTCGAAAAGATGCATGTTTGTCAAGGAAATCTTGCTGGTCAGTCGAAGAATCTTCTCAAGTGAGTTCACGTGTGCATCTTCCGTTTCCAAGTTCTTGCATAACCTGGAGAGAATTTCTGGATCCACTTCGAGTTCAAAGTTCACCAGACTCTCTGTGCAGTTCGTCTTGTAACTCTTTAAGAAACCAACGTTTTCCAGGATTGCGGAGGATTTTTTCTTTGATGTCGTCGACGCTGTGGAAGATGCCCCGCCTCCTCCACTTCCTCCTCCACCAGATGTAGTTTCATACGAAAGTAAGAGAGAATCCAAAAAGCTCTTGTAATCATTCGTCCACATTTCGATGGGAAGTTCCGTAATTACGACTTTGTTGTGTGCAGAGACGCAGTAAACACCTTTCGTCATGAACGCATTCTCCGAGAGAGAAACGATCTGACCTTGAAAACTGGAGTACCAAGGAGTCATGTTCGAAAAGGAAGACCGGGTTCCAGAGAGACGTTCTTTGAACTGCAGCGAAATCTCCAAAGGGTTGAAATTTGGAATGTATGTGGACCAGCCTGTACCAATTCCACGCATTCCGTTGATGAGAACCAGAGGTAGAATCGGTGCATAAAAAGTAGGTTCAATCATTTGTCCGTCGTCTTCTAGATATTTCAACAGAGGTCGATCTGCAGTCGGAAAGAGTGCTTCTGTCAAAGGATCTAACGAAGTGAAAATATAACGGGGACTTGCAGAATCTTTGCCGCCTTCGAGTCTGGATCCGAATTGACCATTTGGACGCAAAAGTTCGACATTGTTCGCGCCGACGAAATTCTGGGCCATCGCAACAATCGTTTTGTTCAAAGACTCTTCGCCATGGTGGTACCCAGAATGTTCGCTCACATAACCCGTCAATTGCGCCACTTTGATCTCGTCACGCAACCCTTTCTTGAAGCAGGAGAAGAGAATCTTGCGCTGAGAAGGTTTCATTCCATCCATGAGATGTCCAATGCTGCGTTTGTTGTCGTAGATGGAGTAGAAAATCATCTCTTCATTCACAAAACGGTCCAAAGTCAAGTCGCTGATCGAACAGTCCATGATCTTGGATGCGTCATAGGTAGTTAAAATCCAGTCTTTCCGATCGTTTGCTCTGGTCTTGTTGAAAAGCATGTCCACGCGATCATGCGCATCCTCCGACCAGCAGAATTTCATGGTCTTCAGATCGCGAAAGTATTCTTTTGCTTCAATGCTCGTTGAGGTTCCGAGACCTTTGTAGTACTTGATTTTCCAAGATCCAGTGGCAGAAGCATACCATTCGTTGAAAGAATTGATGGAATAGAAGCTCTCTACGACTTTGCCTTTGCTCGCTTTGATGATCGGTGTGAGTAGACAGGTAACGAATCCCAGCTTGATCAGTTCAGGCCAGTTTGATTCGATCCAGTTGATGAAGAGTCCTTTAATGTGGGATCCGTCGACATCTTGATCGGTCATGATCATCACTCGACCGTAGCGCAAATCAGAAATGGATGTATACATCTTTCCCGTCTCTAAGCCAAGAATACGTTTTATATTGATGAGTTCTTCGTTCTTTGAGAGAGCGTCGCGACCTGCTACGGTGGTGCATTTGTCTCTTGAATTGATCATCTTTCCTTTGAGCGGAAACACTCCATAGAGATCTCGACCTACAACAGAGAATCCAGCAACCGCCGTCGCTTTCGCAGAATCTCCCTCGGTGAGAATCAATGTGCACTCAGCAGAACGCGCTCCTCCCGCTTCATTCGCATCTTCGAGTTTCGGAATATCGTATATTCTCGCTTTCTTCTTGCCACCTTCGGTCTTCTGCAACTGTCTGTTTTCTTTGAATTCATGCAACGCAATCACGCGCTCCACGAGACCCAGTTCAAAAATGCGTTTCAAGAACTTCTCGCTGAGTTCGCATTTAGAACCAAATTTCTGAACCGAAGTGGTGAGAGTGTCTTTTGTCTGACTATCAAAAGAAGGATTCACAATCTGGCAATTCACAGCGACGAAGAGATTCTCGCGAACGACCGCAGCTTTCACTCTGATTTTTTTCTTCTTATCGATGTAGTCGCAGACGGTTCGCACGATACTGTTTGTGACGTAATCGACGTGCTTCCCACCGCGAATAGTATTGAGTCCGTTGACGAAAGAAACCTGCTGAAATCCGTCACTGAGTGCAACACCGACTTCCCAGCGCTCGTTTACGCGTTCGTAGACTTTCTCCTTGGATGAGGATTTTGAGGGGACAGAGGGAGGAGCAGAGGGAGCAGAAGTGGACACAGTCGTTGCTGCGGAATCGTCTTTTGATGCATTGAATTCCTCAAAGAAATCTAGAAACTTCTCAAAATTACGAATCTTGATCGCAGTACCATTGAAAGACACTGTGACTCCTGGGGTGCATGCAGAAAGCTCATACGCTCTCTTCTCAATGATACGCAACATCGTCGGAGTCCATTCTTTCAGCGAAAATCGATTCAAATCAGGAACCATGGCTATGGAGGTAAAAGGAGGATCCATGTATCCTTCAATGATTTCTGGTTTTTCCGCCACAAGCATGTTATCGCGAAACGTCTGTTTGTACATCAGCTTTCTGCGAAAATCCACGGTGGTAACAGTAAACTTGTGCGAGAATATGTTGCAGATCTTGCTTCCCAGTCCGTTCTTGCCGCCGGTCAGGCGCTCTTCGTCTTCCTTGTAGTTCGTCGAAGTGAGAAGATTTCCGAAAATGAGCTCAACTGTGTAGATCCCGTGCTCAGGATGCATAGCGATATCAATTCCTTCGCCATTGTTGGTTATCACAAACTCGGTGGTCGCTGGATCTACAGAAACGTCAATTTTGGTCACTGGGAACTTTGTCGCGGTCTTATTCAGACGAACAAACTGATCGTAGGTGTTCACAACTAGCTCGTCAACGATCTTGTAGAGCGCAGGCGGGTAGTCCACTTCTTTCTTCTGCATTCTGGTTTTGGAGGGATTGAGCATGTACACCGAATTCACTGCATTCTCCGTGGAACCACAGTATGTATCTGGCAAACGATAGACATGCTCGCGCTGGGTCATCTTCTGATATAAAGCAGAGATACACTCATCACTCGTTCTATCCTTTTCTTCCATTTTCGATCTGTGTACGCTAAGCTCGAAAATTGTGACGACTATAGCCGTTACGACCGAATCCGCAACGTTCAAGAGATATCATATTTTTTTTCTTCTGCACGGCTACAGCTCTCGTAGTCCGATTGCGCGACTACTTAAGAAAAATGCAACATACAAAGTTCTACATACCGAACGAATAAAAAAAATAGATCCCAAATGCAGCGAATTGCGAAATCAGAAGCGCGCAAAAAATCCCCTAAGGCCACCGCGGCCAAAATAGAAGATATTTTAGACACGGTGGAGAGTGCCGCGTCAGAAGTTTCAGGTGCTATAGACGCTGAGATTCTTGAAGAAGTAAAATGTTTTTTAGAATCCGATGCGAAAGAATTGAAATCCAGGAAGAACTCTTCTTCTGCCGCTGCAACAAACGAAAACTCTTTCACAAATTCAATGAAAACTCCGAATTTCGGTGTTACAGGAATATCAAACCATAGCTATCATACCCTCAGCTCTCTCTCGGAAAACAGAAACATCATATTGCATCTTCGTGTCTCCGACGAAGCGTATGTGCAAGAGTTCACCGACGATAAATCTCATCGCGATGAAGTTCTGTGCTATAATCCTGAAATCATCACTCCAAGTCCATATGAAAATCAACATTGCTTCTTATCGTCGCCTTGTCCAGTAAGCTTCGACGAAACTTCAAACAAGATAAAACATGACGACGATGTAACATGTAATTCTTCTGTTGACGGTTCGTGCACTGGAAATGTAAGCGAAATTGATGATCTTCACGGTGGAACTTGCGGTGGCAGTAGTGGAGGCGGAGGATGTGGAAGCGATGGAAAACTCGCAAGTTTCTTAAATTCGGAGAACTCGACAAGATGTTGGTGGTGCTGTCACACTTTCAACACAGAAACATTCAAGATTCCATGTAGAAAGGTCGCCAAGTCGTTTAAAACGCTTGGGTACTTCTGCTCGCCTGAATGTGCGACGGCTTATATTTTCGAAAGCGGTTACAAATACGGTGATGTGCAAAAGCAGCATTATTGGCTGAACTTCGTGTATGGATTCATCGAGAAATCTGGTAAATATGTCTCGTTTCAACCAGCGCCGCCACGTCAAACCCTGAATATATTTGGAGGACCTTATTGCATCGATGTCTTCCGCTCAAAAAGCAAGAATTATGATATTGCTATCAACCATACTCTAGCTCCACTCGTCCCCATTCGCGGATTCACAGACGAAATCATTGTCGAGTACAAGAAAAGCAAGAAGTTCATTCCCATGGAGAAGGAGAGAATCGAGCGTGCATCGGCGGAATTGAAGTTAAAGAGGAAGAAAGTGAAGAAGAATGAAAATACTCTTCATGAATTCATGAATCTCAAAGTGCATAACAACAAATAAAGAGAGCGATTTTGTTTCTTATGACATGTATGAAATCAAACAGAGATAGGTTGTTAATGTTAAAATATAGTAAATCAGAGAATTTTACTTTTTCATTTTGGTCTTTATCTTTGTCTTTTTTACTAAGTTAAGAGCGTGTACGCAGTAGAGAAAATTCCAAATATCTGCCGAATTTTTCGTAGCAAAACATGGAATTTCGTACTAAGCATGGTTTCGCATTCAAGAAACTCATGAGTTACATTAATACAGTTAATTCTTCCTTACTCGTGCAAAATAGAAAAGAAACAGTCGTCTTCACAACGAACATTAGCAACCATCAATTCTCTTTAGAGCTGAATAAGTCATCTTTCTTCGATTTTTTCCACTGGTCATGGTCCGAGGAGAAGGAGAAAGGAGAGGAGGAGATGCAGCAGACCACAGGAGAGTCTTTACAGCATCATAGCTATGAATGTTTCAGTTTGCAAAGCTTCGATTGTATGACCTGTCTTCAGATAGTGCATGTAAAAGACGCCCTTCGGTTCAAAGTGGAGAAATCCGGCGCGATGACTTCTCAAACCTATAACCCATCAATTGGAAATCCGTCCCATTTCTTAAACACATATCGCCTGCATGCCAAAAAGTTTCAAGTATCAAATATACTTCACCACAGAGTTGTTCATGCGGATTACACAGAAGACGACCATGAATTTCATCTAGCTAGATCAGACAATTCGGATTTGTTTGATCGCACCATCTGTTCAGCGAATATCAACAAAAAAGTAGTGGAAGATGTTTTTGAAGACGGATTACAGGAATTATACGATACCATCACATTTTCTCTAGATATCGACGGAAATAAAGTGGAAATGGCGGCTAGTAACGATTTTTCCTCTTATTCAAAAACTTTTGATATTTTCAGGAGTTTTGATTTTTTATCAAAGTTGGAAATGACCAAGCTTTCTATCGACATACCTTATGACATTCTTAGTAAGTTTTATGAAGCTATCTTTGTAGATAATGACTTGCATGTCCAAGAAGTTTTGCAGGTTTCCTTCTTAAGTGACAAGATGTCCTACTTCTCAATCTCTACGGTTGTTCTGCAGAGCAATATTTTCAATGATTCGATTGTCACGCTTCAAGTTTGGAAAGAAGACGAGGAGGAATGAGGAGTAGGAAAGAGTGGAAGCGAAGGAATGCAATAAAATAGAAGTACTGGATGCGACGACTGCTGCATTTTGCTTTTAGTCAGTTTTGTAACGTTTGCATTATCGTAGCGAACCCAGTGTGTGATTTTACAGTCGGCGTAGTAATGATTTGCAAATCGATGTAATGACGCCACGAGTTCATAATTTTTGAAAGTTGGGAGAATCATGGTAGGAGTTTTTGATTCTCGCTTTCGGCACAAGTAGCAAATGAGGAGAGGGAACTTTTCAGAATCCACAATGAGCTCTTCGCCGAGATCGTCATATTCGACTATTAAGTATGTTGAGAAGCGAATCATTGATAACACTGTCTCTATAAATACCAAAGGTTCTGTCACGAGTGAGTTGTTGACTGAGGAGGATCCGAGTTTCGTGGAAGGAATGTGAGGCACGTGAGAGGATGTAATGAAACTAGGAATCGCTTCTTGCGAATAAGATGAACAGAGGAAGTGCATATTCTTATATACTTCTTGAAGATGAAGAGTCTTTTCGGAATGCAAAACTTTCTTCATCGTTGTGGTGAAGAGAGAAACAAAAGAGTCGTCGAATTCTAAGGGGCGGCATATAAGATGCAATATAAGACAGTTACAGTAGGAGAAACAATGAAGAAGACTGTTAAAGAAGGTACATTCGTCGTTCAAGCGAATACCACATTGGCGAGTGTACATAGACAATGTGCTGCTGCTTCCTCTTTCCACTTTCCCCTTTTCTTTAGCGAGTTACGCGAGAAAATTGATTTCGTGATTCAGTCGAAGCACGAGATTATATTGCATCGAATGATTCAGAACGAATGGTGGTTTATTCGCATCGATTTTCATAGGAATCAGATAGAACTGGTTCTCTTCCAAAGAAACGTATTTTGTTTGATGACGTAGAAGTCTGACATTCATGCAAAGGATTTCTTTTTCAACATCATCGTTTGCATAGAAAAGCTCCTCAACGACGCATCTGTTACTATTTACGGTTAAGAAGTTTTCAAGATCAATGTAAGTGTGCTTCATAGCGTCCACGAGGAATGCGAATTCGATGCATCTCTTGTCTATTTCAAAGTTGAAGAAAGAGAAGCATTGACCTACTTGAATGTTTCTGTTCATCAGGGATGGAGATGCAAAGAAGACACGGAAAAGCGAGTTCGAGTGCCATTCCAAACGATTCACCATAAAAGTATCTGAAGTGTTTGATGTATCGACATGTCTCGATCTTAATCGGATTCTGAATCCCGTGCTGAGACGATTTGTCATTGGTGACGTCATGATAGAGTTTCCGAGAGGTTCGAAGTACAAAAATTTATTGAAACATTTGTTCGGAGCGAGAACAACATAGATGTTCTGCAGATCTTTGGAAGTGGAGAAGAGATTGCAGTCCATATCTTCGAGTTCTACATAGACAAGTTCGTCGACTTGAAGAGTCGCGTTGTTTTCTTGAACGATAGATTCCGGGAGAACGAGTGATAAGATTTCCACAGACACTATCTTGCGAATACCAGATCGTTCAATGGTACATGCGTCATAGTCACATGCTCCGAAATGCAATTTAAAATTATAAAGAGATTCAATACTCAAACTTCTGTCCCCACTGTACACGACAATTGTTGAACTGATGATGCGCTTTGACACTCGCGCGATTGGAAGATACACTTGTCCAATTTGTCGATTGGAAGAATGATCGCCTCTACGAACTTTTCGCGAAGAGGAAAAGACTTCTTCTTCTTCCTCCTCGTCCTCGCCACCCTCATTGTAGTTCTCCTCGTCACCACCATCGTTCTCGTCTTCTTCAAAGACATCATTGTGCGAGCGCTCGTCGTTGTCGTCATAGTCGCCTAGGTCTTCTTCTCCGTTCAAGACATCTCGATCATTGATACGACTCTTTGCTTCTCCTACCGTAAATTTTTTGTTGTTATTCTGCGAGCGATTCATCGAGACTCGTGTTTTCATTCTTATTGGGCGTATCGCGTTTATATTAACGTTTCCGCCTGTACAGATCTCTTTTGTTTGAAAACCCAAAAATATTTGCGCAAGAACACATGATGTGAAAAAATATCTAAGAGCCCTCAGAGGACATTGGAAGCTTTGGAAGCTTTGGAAAAGAAAAAGAATATAAGGAGATCTGTGCTAACAAGGATTATTAAAACCAACACTGTTAAGTTTTTTTCCCGTTTGTGCTAAAGTCAACTTCTTCGCAAGTAAAAGTAAGAAAGACACATCGTAAAATGAACACACAAAGATTAGTTGCTCAAGTTAAATGGTTCGATAAGAAGAAAGGCTTTGGTTTCCTTGAAGATTCTAAGACGGGGACCAATTTTTTCGTTCATCACTCTTCGTTGCAAGTCAAAGATCCAAAAACATTTCGATACTTGTCCATAGGAGAGTACGTTGAATATTCCATCGTACCTAATAATAGCAAGGGGAAACACAAAACGATCGCATCTGACGTAACAGGCATTCATCGAGGACTTCTTATGTGTGAATACTGGGCAAATTACCAGAAGACAATTCAGACGGACGAAGAAGATGGAGATGGTGAAGATGCTGAAGCAGCTGCTGCAGGAGAGGGTGTAGAATACGATGATTTTTTGGAAGAAGAGAGTATTGTTGACAACAAAGTTTAGAGTAAGAATGTCTATTTATACAACTATTGTATATGCGTTTCAACCAACGATGCTCCTTGGTGCAAAAATATTTAAATTCCTGTTGCGGAAAATATTAAAATATCAGATGAAAAGTATCCGGGATTTTTGTCTCTTTTTATTTCCTTCTCCCTTCCAAAACCTTTTACATTTCAAAATCGATGACTCCGGGAACGCAAAGCTTAGAACGGTTGAAAGAGGCGTCGCAATGCTATTTTTCGCTCATGTGGCATCTTTTCTTTGAGTTGAAAAAAAAACTCCACCCTGTCGAACCTCTTGAACTAGACGAAGCTGTAGAGAAAGGCTTGAAACTCGTTGATCATACTTTTTGGTATTCGTTTCATTTCTCGTCGAATCTCAAAGTCTGCGACTTCGTGTCCAATCGCGCGAAAATGCTCTATTTGGAATTTCTGCAGATGTCCAGACAACACGAAATCATGCGTCAGTCCAACTCATTTCCTACTGTGAAAGACGCTTTCAATTTCTCTCTGCGCAAGAGCATTGGCACCTTGGTCTGCGATAATCACACTTGTTCGCTGCAGACATCTAAAATTTCTACGCTGCGAGAAAATACCCTGCTCATTTTCAATATTCTAAACGTATACTATATACCGACGAGAGAATCGTCCCATAATCTTTGGGATGAGATGCAAGTACAGAAATTCCACGACATTGTTCATTTGACTTGGTCGCACATGCTCTTCAAACACTCTTTCAATCGCAACCTCATCATTTACATCTCAAAGGTGCTTCAAGATCCCCTTTCCATATTTGCATTTATAGACTGGTGCATTCTTAATGAAGTCAAAGATATCAACGACCTCGATGCAAACATGTGGTCAGATCAAGTCGTAGAAACTATTCAGAATACCTTGAAATTGGCAGCTTGCGTTGATCCTATGATCGCGGTAGACAGTCTTAAAACCCTCTTTCACAAGAGTTGGGCAGAAGAGGAATGAAGAGAGATAAAGAGTGAGTGAGTCAGTGACATGCAAGAATAAGAAACGAACAAGGAAAGAATATGAGTGTTTAAGGAAAAGGCCAGACCACTATACCTTCTTCTCTCATTTCGAAACGCCCATTACTAATCTAGTAGTCATTTTAAGATTTTCTTAACGGACGTTTGAAATGAGGAAAGGTATAAAAACAAAATTTTTTCTCCTACAAAAAGTATAGAATCTGTTGGAGAGAAGTTTATCAATAAAACATGAGTACCAGTTTCTTCGCTAAGTACCAAATTGCTATCATCGTCACTTCTGTCGTGGTCATTATGGTGATTTTCGGAGCCGTGGTGAATTATTTATCGGATAAAAATGCAAAGACGACCAATATCTCCGGAGAAACAGTGAAAACGACCTTTCCACCATGGGTATCTTTTTGCCCAGACTACTGGGTCACGAATGGAGATAAATCTTGCTCTCCGGGAGTTTATGGCAATTATCAACCGTTGCCATGCAATTCAAGCGTCCGTAAAGTTCGAAGCATCAATGATAGAGTGCAGCTTCAAGATCTAACTTGGGTAGACAAATGCAAATGGGCAAATAGCTGCAGCGTTCTTTGGGAAGGTGTCAGCGATAAGCCTTGCATTGACGATTCCTTTAAGGACTATGCTTCTAGTAGTAGTAGCAGCAGC